CTGTGGGACGGCATGGACCAGCGCCCACGGCGTCTCGCGCTGATCGGTGAAACGCACGCGGACGTGCGCCGCGTGATGATCGAGGGGAGTTCCGGCCTGCTGGCGGTGCATCCCGACGGCGAACGGCCGCTGTACGAGGCAACGAACGGCCGGCTCCTATGGCCGAACGGATCGGTGGCGCACGTCTTCTCGGCGGAAAGCCCCGACAGCCTGCGCGGACCGCAGTTCGAGTTCGCCTGGTGCGACGAGATCGCGAAGTGGAAGGAGCCCGATGCGGTGTGGGACATGCTGCAGTTCGCGCTGCGACTGGGACAAGCGCCGCGCATCTGCGTGACGACGACGCCGCGACCGCTGCCGTTTCTCAAAGCGCTGATCGCCGACACGGCCACACTGACGGCGCGGGCGGCGACCATGGACAACGCCGCCCATCTGGCGCCGGGGTTCGTCGAGGAAATGGAGCGTCGCTATCGTGGCACGGTGCTCGGGCGGCAGGAACTCATGGGCGAGATTGTGGAGGACGAGGCCGGGCTGCTCTGGCGGCGGGACTGGATCGAGGCCCATCGGGTCGGCGCGGCGCCGCCTCTCCAGCGCGTCGTCGTGGCGGTCGATCCGCCGGTGACGGCAACGGCGACGTCGGACGCGTGCGGCATCGTCGTGGCGGGCGTGGCCGAGGATGGACGGGCCTACGTTCTGGAGGACCGCTCCCTGCAGGGGCGCGAGCCGCACGTGTGGGCGCGGGCGGCGGTGGCCGCCTACCACGACCACCAGGCCGACCACATCGTGGCCGAGACCAATCAGGGCGGCGATCTCGTCGTCGCCATCCTGAAGCAGATGGATGAGGCGGTTCCCGTGCGCAAGGTGACGGCGACGCGGGGCAAGTGGCTGCGCGCGGAGCCGGTGGCCGCTCTCTACGCCGAGGGCCGCGTCGCCCACGCCGGCCGCTTCGAGCGTCTGGAAGATCAGATGCTGGCGTTCACCGGCGACGGCCGCGTCAACGGCAAGAGCCCGGATCGGCTCGATGCGCTCGTGTGGGCGCTGACCGATCTGAAGCTGTCGCCCATGATCCGGCCCGGCATCCGCACGCTTTAGAGCAAACAAGCACACTAACGTCATGGCCGCCCGTGAGGCGGCCATCCAGGGGACTGGCTCGACCGAGTGTGGGTGATTTCTGGAGGGCGGGGTCACGCCCGGCCATGACGTTGGGGGTGAGGCCACGGTGAGAGACGCAAGGCAGGTGGGGATGCGAGGGTGAGGCACTCTCTCTCAACCTCTCCTCACGTCATGGCCGCCCGTGAGGCGGCCATCCAGTGGTCTTGTTGCAATGGCGGTGGGTGGGCTCTGGATGGCCGGGCCACGCCCGGCCATGACGTTGGGGGGTGGTGAGGGGGGGGCGCGGTGCCGCTCGACGCTTCTCTTCCCCTCCCCCTTGCGGGGAGGGGCAGGGGTGGGGGTTCGACGACTGCCGGTGCGCGCGGCTCACCCCACCATTTCTGTCACCCTACTTCAACTCTCACCCCACCCCTCACCCCTCCCCGTCGAGGGGAGCGGGATGAGAGCGGAGCACGCGCTCCCGCCCTTTCTTCCACGTCACCCCCGCGCAGGCGGGGGGCCATCCAAGTTTCTGACAGGACGCATCATCAGCGGCTTGGGTGGATCCCAGCCTTCGCCGGGATGACGTTGGGGGGGATGCGTGCACGCAGCGCTCGACGCCGCGTCTCTTCCCCTCCCCCTTTGCGGGGAGGGGCAGGGGTGGGGGTTTCAGGACTGCCGGTGCGCGTGGCTCGCCCCACAACTTCAACTCTCACCCCACCCCTCACCCCTCGCCGTCGAGGGGAGGGGGATGAGAGCGGTGGACCTATGCTCGCGTTCGCGCGCGGTGTCGCAAGGGGGCTCTGGATGGCCGGGTCACGCCCGGCCATGACGTTAGGGGGTGGGACGGTTCTATCACAACGTCATGGCCGCCCGTGAGGCGGCCATCCAGAGGGCTTGTTGCAATGGCGGTGGGTGGGCTCTGGATGGCCGGATCGGGCCCGGCCATGACGTTTGGGGTGAGGCCACGGTTAGAGACGCAAGGCAGGTGGGGATGCGAGGGTGAGGCACTCTCTCTCAACCTCTTCTCACGTCATGGCCGCCCGTGAGGCAGCCATCCAGGGAGCTTGCTCGCCTGTTTGCGGGTGGGCTGTGGAGATCGACGTCACGCCCGGCCATCCAGAGTGTCGGGATCTTGTCGCGCCGGCCTCTTCTCCGAGGGGAGAGGCGACGAGCGTGCGTGCTGATTGTTTGAGTACTAGCCAAAGGATTGATCATGGCCCGATGGACGGAAAGGCTCGCGTCGATGTGGGCGGGGCCGCGCGGTGTGGCGGCGCACGCGCTGACGGCATCGCAGCCGGCGGTGGAGCAGAAGGCGAGCCGCACCGGTCCGGTGATCGCATTCGAAACGCTGGGCCGGCCGGCGTGGACGCCGCGCGATTATCAAGCTTTCGCGCGTGAAGGGTTCATGCAGAACCCGATCGTCTATCGCTCGGTGCGCATGGTGGCGGAGGCAGCGGCCTCCATTCCGCTGCTGCTCTACGAGGGCCCGCACGAACACGAGACGCATCCGCTGCTCGATCTGCTGGCGCGGCCCAATCCAGCCCAGACGTCGGCGGACTTCTTCGAGAGCTGGTATGGATACCTGCTCGTGTCAGGGAACGCATACGCGGAAGCGGTAACGCTCGGCGGCGACGTGCGCGAACTGCACGCGCTGCGCCCGGACCGCATGAGCGTGGTGCCGGGACGCGAGGGCTGGCCGGAAGCGTTCGAATACACAGCCAGCGGCCGCACGGTGCGCTTCGACGTGGAGGCGGCGGGCGGCGCCGTGTCGCCGATCCTGCACATGAAGCTCTTTCATCCCGTCAACGATCACTATGGCCTGAGCCCCATCGAGGCGGCGGCGACGGCGATCGACATCCACAATACGGCGGCCGGCTGGAACAAGGCACTGCTCGACAACTCGGCGCGCCCCTCCGGCGCGCTCGTCTACGGGACGGCCGGCGGACGGCTGTCGGCGGAACAGTTCGAACGATTGAAGTCGGAATTGGAGACGAACTTCCAGGGGGCGCGGCACGCTGGCCGCCCGCTGTTGCTCGAAGGCGGGCTGGACTGGAAGCCGCTCAGCCTGTCGCCTAAGGACATGGACTTCATCGAGGCCAAAAACGCGGCCGCGCGTGAGATCGCACTCGCCATCGGCGTGCCGCCCATGCTGCTCGGCATCCCCGGCGACAATACCTATTCGAACTACCAGGAAGCGATGCGCTCGTTCTGGCGCCAGACGGTTCTGCCTCTCGCGCAGCGCACGGCGAAGGCCATGACGACGTGGCTCGCCCCCGCCTACGGGCAGGGCCTCGTGCTGAAGCCCGATCTCGACAATGTCGAGGCGTTGTCGCCGGAGCGCGAGGCGCTGTGGGCGAGGCTCGAGCGCGCGAGTTTCCTGACCCGCGACGAGAAGCGCGAGGCGGCCGGTTATCCGCCAGAATTGGTGGACGGCGAAGCCTGAGGAGACAGCGATCATGGCCAAACGCAAGGAGACCGGCGAGGCGCCGGAGCTCAAGTTCACCGCGCTCGACCTCATCGATGCCGACGCGACGGGCATTTTCGAAGGCTACGCGAGCCTCTTCAGCCGCGAGGACCTGGCGCGCGACGTGATCGAACCGGGGGCGTTCCGCCAGAGCCTGGCGGAGCGCGGCGCGGGCGGCGTGCGCATGCTGTTTCAGCACGATCCCGCGCATCCGATCGGGATCTGGGAGCGCGTCGAGGAAGATGCGCTGGGCCTCAAGGTGCGCGGCCGGCTGACACTCGAGGTCGAGAAGGCCCGTGACGTGCTCTACCTGATGCGGGCCGGTGCCATCGACGGCCTCTCGATCGGCTTCAAGGCGCGCCGCTCGGGCCGCGACGCGCGCAGTGGCGTGCGGCGCATCCTCGATCTGGATCTGTGGGAAATCTCCATCGTGACGTTTCCCATGATGCCGGGAGCTCGAGTGCTCGGCGTCAAATCCACTCCGTTCGGCGGCGGCGTGCCCACCGAACGGCAATTCGAGCGCTGGCTCGTGCGGGAAGCCGGGTTCACGCGCTCCGACGCCCGGGCGCTGATGCGTGCCGGGTTCAACGGTCTGAAGTCCCGGCGGGATGCGGGGCCGGACACAAGCGATCTGTAGCGGTTGTCGGCCGTGGTGCGCCGCATGACCCAGCTGATCAAGTCTGCCACCTCCTGAACAGGACATGGACACATGGAAAACATCGAGACGAAAGCGGGGCTCAGCCGCGATATCGACGATCTGATGCAGGCCTTCGAGGCATTCAAGGAGACGAACGATCGCCGCCTCGCCGAGATCGAGCGGCGCGGCGCGGAAGATTCCGTGACGGCGGAGAAACTCGCCCGGATCGAGAAGACGATGGACGGGCTGGCGCTGAAGCAGGCGCGCGTGCCGCTCGGCGAGACGGAGATGAAGCCCGCCGCCGCGCTGGCCCACAAGTCGGCATTCGACGGCTATGTCCGCAAGGGTGAGACGGCGAACCTGACCAAGCTCGAACAGAAGGCGCTGTCGGTCGGTTCCGATCCCGATGGCGGCTACCTGGTGCCCAAGGAGACCGAGCAGGCCGTCAACACGGCGCTGAAGACGGTGTCGCCGATCCGCTCCATCGCCGGTATCCGGCAGGTCTCGGGCTCGGTCTACAAGGTGCCGTTCGCCACCACGGGAGCTGCGACAGGCTGGGTCGGTGAGACGGCGGTGCGGCCGCAGACCAATACGCCGGCGCTGGCCGAACTCTCTTTCCCGACCATGGAACTCTACGCGATGCCGGCGGCGACGCAGTCGATCCTCGACGACAGCGCCGTCGATATCGACGCGTGGCTGGCGGAAGAGGTGCGCGTCGCCTTCGCGCAGCAGGAGGGCACCGCGTTCGTGACCGGCGACGGCGTCAACAAGCCGAAGGGCTTTCTGACCTATCCGACGGTGGCGAACGCCTCGTGGTCCT